GCCATAGATACCTCTAGGGTCTGATACTCCAAATGAGTATCTTTCTCTAGCTTTGTATCTTACGTTGCCAGTGTCGAAATCACCTTCCATTGCAGTTGTCAATGGAGCTCTGCTGAACATTTTCATTCCGTTTGGTACATCTGTAACAATGTAAAACGAATCACTGTCAGTTAGGTAGTTATTCACTCTATATCCTTGAGGAATCATACCCATAGACGCGATTGCGTTTATATCGTTATCAGCTGTTCCAGTTCTGCCTGCAGACTTCATAAGTCTTTCAGCGTTAAACTGGTTTTCCGAAGGAACAATCATCTTCACTCCTCTTGCTGCAACTTTAAGACCTCTCTCGTCAGTCATCTTACCGATGTCGATAAGAGATTGTTCTAACGAAGTTTCGTTCAAATCAGCCTGAGTAGTTAAGGTATTTGAAAAAGTACCTGCTACTGTAGGGTGGTTTGTTGTAAACAATGCTTTTGCATCACCTGATTTAAATGTTGCTGTTGAAGGCAAACCATTTATTAAAGGTTGTACTGCTTTTACTTGTTTAGCATTGCTCATAGATCTTGCTAAAGCTTTTGTATAACGAGAAGAAATCCTGTCATACAAGTTGTCCTCAATCGCTTCTTCAGTGATTGCGAACGCTAAAGCAATGGTCTCGTGAGTGTAACGAGCTGTGAAAGTTTCTTGTGCTTCGTCAAAAGATACGCCTGCACCTTCACCTTTCACTTGTGCGTTTGCAAAGCCAGATAACATTACTTCCTCTTCGAAAGCTCTGTCAGATGACTCTGTAGTATAAATCTCAGCGTGCTGATTTTCATACCTTTTATATTCCAGCCCAAATAGTGCATTTAGGCCTGGTTCTAGTTCTTTAACTAGCTGTGATCGTGATATTGCCATAGTCTATTTGCTCCTATTATTGCCATGTTACTGCACCAGTGAAGTACTGATTAAGATTGTGAGCGACCACGACGCTTCTATAAGCGGCGCTTGTGTCATTTGACGGGTCCTCTGCAGATCTTAGTAATCTCCATTGGTTGTTAGTAGCATGTCTAGTTGAATACGTTAATGTCGAGCTGGATTGACCAGAAGTGTCTGATCCCGCTGCAGTTACAGTTAAGCCATATGTTTTACCATATTCTGCTTGAGCTGCCGCTGCATCGATCGCACCAACAAAAAGTTGGCTAGGATTATCCATTACGAATGCAGTAATGTCTTCACTATTAGCTGGAGTAATTGGTTGGTTGTAGAAATTCGCAAACGTCGGCTTCAAAGTTGTTGCCGCGTTATAGAAAATACCATTCAACACACCAATACATGTATTTGTGATAGCCGCTTGCGCAGTTTTGATATATCCCACTTTGCTCTGCACTGCAGTGCCTTGGAATAGATCAGCGTCGTACGCAGCATCTATTAAGTATTTGCCTTGTCCAGATGTAGCCGGTGTTGAACCGATCGTACCTGCTGGGATCAAACCAAATCCTTGTGTATTACTATTTGCCATAGTTATTACTCCTTGTGTCTATAGTTTCCCATAGACGGGTTGATTTAAATCGATAGTAGGGAATTGGTTGTTATCCCGAGAATAGTTAAAAAATTAACTTTTCTTTGTACCACCGAAGGTTACACGAGATTGCCTTTCAACATTGATTGGCATTCTCTCATCCTGCTCCTTCATAAGATCGTTTTCTACGGCATCGCTTCGTTCTGCATGACGTCTTGTCATATAGTCTTGACGTTGCTGCGCAATCTCGATTGGTACCTTCGCAAGTAGAAGGCCACCAACCCCAATCACTCCCTTGTATCTGCCCTCATCGAGGACTGGATAGTCAGATGCGTTTTCGACTTCCTCGGCACGTACTAACTCATAACCTTCTCTAATTCGAGAAGCTATGTTTTTAGTGTCTTGGAAACCAACACTCTCTGCTCTAATCCATCTATACCTGAATCCATCAGGTGCAGGGGGTGCATCTAGAGATGATGGTGGAACCCACACTTTTGGTCTTTCAGATTTTGACCGTGTTTGGTTCGCACGAGAAGTTTTTTTATCTTTTTCCATTTTACGCCTCCTTCGTGATTTTTAGTTGTTTTGCGTACTCTTCAAGTGGCACTCCTAATTTTTTAGCTATTGCTACCTGTGAAGAAGTGAGTCTCACAGTTTTGCGACCAGGCTTTACGCTTCTATTAGCTGAAGCCACTGTCTGAACAGGGGCGGTCGTTTGCTTTTCATTAGTTGTACCAAATTTATGCGGGAAGTCAACTTTTATTCTTTTATCAACTTCTGCATAATACTCGTCAGAGCTAGGATCATAACCTTCTCTTTCAGTTAAGTCCTTGTGTATCTCAAAAGCGGTATAAGTCATCGCTCTATCTGTTCCAAACCATGAGTTTTTAGCAGCCCATGATTCAGCTTTTGGATCCGGATTAATCGGATCATCAGTAGAAGGAATATTAGTTTCGCTTTGAGCCAAGTTTACAGGTTTCTCGGCCTGTGCTTGTTGTTTTATCTCTCGACCTTCTTGTGCTTCTTTAAGTTTTGCATTCTCAAATGCGAGAGCTGCAATTCTCTTATTAGCTTCTATTTGAGATTTGGCATCACCAGATTCAATAGCTGCAGCAAGTTCTTTTTCTGCAGATTCTAAACCTGATTTAATACTAGTCTCAAATTTTTTAACATAAGCAGAATCAGTTTTTTCAAACCTTTTCTCTAATGCTTTTCTAGATTCTTCTACACCTCTAGCATAATCTAAAGCAGCTTTTTCCCTTCTCTCTGCTTCTCTCATTTTTCTAGTTAATTTAGAAATACGAGCTTGTACGCCTTTGCTGTAGTCTTCTAGTTTTTCATCTTCTTTTTTTTCTGGTTCTTGTGTTACTGTTTCTTGTTCCGTGCTTTCTGTTTCTTGTTTCGGCGCTTCGGTTTCTACAACCGACTCGTCTTTCTTTTCTTCAATATCAATATCCACTTCAGGTCCTGAAGTATCTATATCTACTGTTTTCTTGTCTTCTTCTGGCATAGTTTCCTCCTCTATGGTTTAATACTCATGCAAGATGTCCTCTGGACTATCTAGTTTTGCTAACACTTCATCGTCGTTTAGCAGACGAATCTCCCCTCCATCGATTTTGATTCGGCTACCTGCATATCTTGCAAACATAACCCAATCATTGACCTTGCACCATGGACCTTCTGGATATCTTTCTTTATCCCTATAACATTGAGATCCCATAGCTAAAACCAAACCACATTGAGAAGCAACTTGTTGTCGTTCTAATGTAGCTTCGGCCAATACTATTCCGCCTTTAGTTTTTTCTTTCATTTTAAAAGGTAAAACTAAAAGCCTCCAACCAGTTGGTTGTGGAATTTTTGATTCTTCTTTTTTCTCTGATTTTTTAACTCCGACTAATGATGTGTCGGGTAACTCAATTTTTGTTTTTTGAGTTAATATCGATGACTGTTCCTTTTGACTCATTTTGCTCCTTATCTTCTAGCAGGTTAGAGAGTTCCTGTTTTATTGCCTCTAAGGCATTTATTTGTCCTATTATATACTTATAATTCTCCATATTGTCAACACTTCCCGATGTGACTGCTATAGATAAAGCTTGTAGTCTTGTATTTATAAACCTTATTAGTCTATTTATTACTGTTTCTAATTGCACTTAACATTTCCATCTTCTCCGTGCCTGTCTTATTCGTGAGTTAGGATCGTTTTGAGTTTTTGCTGATGACCTTTTTAGTTGTCCAAGTGATCTTGCGCAGTATGATTTCCTACGATTAGCAGCTTTTGATCCCGGTTTCACTTTACCAGTCACGGCTGTTTTTAATTTACTTCCAGGGTTTGCTCTTCTATAGGCAGCGACACCCTTCTTAGTCATGCCCGCTCCAGACTTTGTAGGTCTGTAGTTTGCACCTTTGCCTGTAGTGGTTTTTCTTATAGGGTTTTCCCTATTTCTTCTCATTATGCCTTCTTAGCTGTCTTAGCTGATCTTTTTAACGCTTTGTCAGTTACAGAACCTTTTCCTGGTTTACTAGTACCTCTTTTTTTGGCTCTGTTCATGTAATAATACAAACCTTTTTTAGCTTTTGTTCCGTCTTTTTTTGTGTGGTATTTAGAAGAATCACTTCCGCCTCCACCAAATTTTTTTCTCATCATTCCACCTCCCATAGCCATTGTTCTTTTGCCTGATTTTTCTTTAGCTGCAGTTATAATATCTCCTCTAGTAATTACTTTTTTATTACCATACTTTGCTGCTAATGCTTTTTCTCTAGGTGTAGTTGGCGTTTTGCCTGACTTACCTTTTTTTCCTTCTGAAAAATATTTTCTCATTTTTTTATGTCCTTTCCTTTTGATATACCAGATTTAGTTACTGGTTCACCTTTTAATGTTTGATTTACTTGACGAACATGTGAGTGAGCTTTTTCTAATGTAGACATAGTTTCTACATGAGCTTTTTTTATTTTACCTACTGATTTTCTACCTTGTTTTTTTATATTTGAAATATCTTTTTGATGCTTAGTTTGTCCAACACTAGGTTTAAAAGATTTAATAGTTGGTGAAACTTTACCCTTAAAAAAGTTAAATGCTTTAAAATATTTTGACATTATTTTTTTCCATTTCTAAAAATTTGTGTTCCCTTTATACCATAAATACTCGCGACTACAAGGATCCAGAGATTAGTGAACCATGACGGAAGCTGCGAGAACATCTCAAAGAACAATTTTACCTTGTCCATGGCTCCCGGATCGTCTGATACGACTGCCCAAGCCAAAATTACCACGGGCAAACTGAGAATTATCAAAACTGCCTCGTCTTTCCAGTCTGATTGTCTGGCTTCTAAAAGTTTTCCCTGGTAAGCTTCCTTACCTTCGGCCATACGAGAAGCATGCATAAGCTGTGCTTCTGACATAGCCATCTTCGTTTTCTGCTTGTTAGCATAAATTTTACTTCCAGCAGATACGGCTAATTTAATTGCCGATAACCACATGTTAATACCAAGTAGCTTTTTGAGGCTTACGTGTATACGTACCTTGTACAGTAACAGTATCACCTTGTGAAATCACGTTTCTAGCTCTTTTAACATTAGCTTTACTTCGTGAATCATAATCTAGATTTTGATTTGGTACTGAAACCTTTTTTGTTTTTTTATAGTTTATAGCCATATTTTATCTCCTATTTTTTTGCTTATCAGTGTATAACTTAACATCTGCTGCTAGTAAAGCTTTATCCATACTAGTCTCATCTCTCATTTCTGCAAGATCTTCATTTAGATCTAGTTTTTCATCATGAATTTCTTTACCTTGCACTAATTTTGCTCTATCTAAATCGGCTCTTGATTCATCGTAACGCTTTTTACGCTCATTTTCCATTGCTCTAAGGTCTACTTCTCTTGCTTTTAATTTTAATAATGGATCATGGTCAAATTGAGAAGTAATTCTTTTCTCTTCCTTCATAAACTCTTCAGTCATTTCAGCAATCAACACAGCTTTTCTTGCTTCAAGTTGTTGATTTAACTGTTGAAGTTGTTGTGCAGCTTGTGGATTAACTGCAGCTTGCTGTTGAAGCATCATCATTTGTTGCATTTGTTCTCTAAATTCTAATTGAATTTGTTCTTGAGCCATTAAACTAATGTGCTCTAAAATATTTTTCTGTAACGCAGCCATAACCATAGGATTATTTCTAACCATATTAGTTGCCATAAAATTTAAGTGCGAAGTTATGTGAGCTCTGTGGTCTTGACCAGGAAAAGCTTGGAAAGATTTTCCACCTAATGCATCAATGTTTTCCATAGAAGGATCTTTGGGTGCATTTGGCGCAGGTGGTGGTAACACTGCATCAATATTTTTTACACCAATTGCTTGATACATACTTCTATAAATTTGATACATGTTATGAAGTTGTGGATTACTGGTTGCTATTTGTAATTGTGTTTGTGCTATTGTAATTCTTTGAGACATTGAGAAAATATTTGGGTCTGCTACCGGTACAACATCTACTCTGTCATCAAAATCGGTTTGTTTAATATTTCTAGCTCCACCTACAACATCGTATGGGTATTCTGGTGGTAAATATTGTGCAACAACTTTTGATAATAATTTAAATTCATCTTTCATAGCTGCAAAACATCTTTTGTGGATTGCAGACATAACTCTTGAGCCTCTTTCAAGTAAAGCAATTGTAGTTCCAACAGCCGCTTGTTGATTTCCATCGCCAACTTGCATATCAGCAATAGCCGCGAATCTTTGACCAGCTTGAACAACAATACCTAAAAGATTTAATAATGTTTGTGATGGTTCTTTATAAGGTAGAGGGAAAAAAGCATCTCTTAAACTACCTCCTGGTGCATCTACATCTTTAAATTCACCTGGTTGTATTGGTGATGCTTCATCTCTAACTCTAACACCCCTTTGTTTAAAACCTGCAGGAAGATTAGATAAAGTTCCAGCGTCTAATAATTGACGGAGAGCCGACGTTGCCGTACGACTCAATCCGCCAATCATATGAATGAGTCCAAAGCCGTAAAATCCTAGTCCTGGCAGAAATTTGAAGTGGACAAAATATTGGATTTTACGTTTCTTTAGATCATTGGGCGCAAAGTTCCTTCTAATAGAAAGAACTGATCGGTTGCCTTCTTCTACAGTTACTATGTAGGGCAATTTTATTCCAGTCGGTTGTCCATCTGTTCCGACTTCTTCGAAACCTTCTAAGTCTAAATTAACATGACATTCTAAAACATTATAAATTGATTCTTGTCTGCCAGTCTTCTTAGTACCTTCTAATTCTCTTTCCTTTTTCTTTAATTCATCATTAGTAGGGTCCATTCCTGGAGGGCCTAATTCTATATCTCTGTAGAAACCACCTACTTGTTGCTTTCTTAATTCGTTTTCTGAAATTTTTACAGTGTGTATAACTGATTCTGCTTCTTCTAAACTTGTTGCAGTGTATGGCACGACTAAATCGTCTGCTGGTACAAATTTTGATACAGCTCTTCCTAAATTTTGATCATAATAAATTTTTTTAAATGTAGATCCAGCTAGTGGTAAATGAAATAACATAGAATCAAACTCTGCTTCGTACTCTTCCATTTGATCCATAATTAAATAGTTCATGTAATCTTTAACACGAGTTGCTTGTTGTTCTGTTTGCGGATTTTTAACACCAATAATTTGAGTTCTTACTGGACCATCTGCTGGTAATAATTCTTTGTATGCTTGTGCTTGGAATTGTGTAACCGCTTCTGCTAAAACTGGGTGAGTTGCACCACTAGCTCCTTGGAAAGGTTCTGTTCTATTTTCATATTTAAATCCTAAAAGATCTAAGCCTGTTGTATAAGAACGTTCCCATTCTTTTCTAGAAGATTTATAGTCCATATAATTTTGGACCATTTCATTTCCAATAGGTTCTAATACATCGTCTGGTAAAATGTCTGCTAAATTATCAAAGTGTGATTCTGTTCCCGGTATATTTATAGCTCCCGGTTCAAAGTCGATTGTCGCTCCACCATCTTCTTCAGGTACAACTTCAATTGGACCTTTTTCTACAATTTCTTCCTGAACATCAACTTGGGCTGCCTCTTCTGGAGGAAGATCAATTTGCTTACGTGTGTTCGGGAGTCCTTTATCTATATCTGCCATTTATACTCCTAGTCATTCATATCACCGATCATTATCGAACGCAACCCCTGTCTTTCAGGTGGAATTGCATTGGGTCTTCTGATTCCAGCTATGCCACCTCCCATATGACTTGCTCTACCACCTTTTGAAAAAAACACACCTGGTTGTTGAAATTGTAAATTTTGTAAGTCTAATTTACTTACAGGATCGCTTTGAACATACCCTCTACCCAAATTAAATCTTTCTAAATCTCTAGCACTTAAATTTTGTAAAGTATCACTTAATATTTTTCTTTGAGATGCTCGTGGTTCATATTGAGGAAATCCAATTTTAGATGCAAATGGTATTACTCGACCTTGTAATAAATTTTTTGCACCTTGAGTAAGGGAATCCAAAACTTTATAAAACCCTTCACCCATCGTGCCTGCTGTAGTATCAACTTGAAGTTTTTGAGTAGGGGCAGCTTTAATTTTTTCTCTTTTTAATTTTTCTGTTGCAGCTTTTGTTATATCTTTAAAAGGTTTATAAAAATCTTCTTGAGTTATAACATCTCTTGCTTTTGAAAGTTGTAATGGAGAAGCTACACCTCCAGCTTTACTAATAGATACTTGATCAATAACTTTTTGACTTAGATTGCCTAAATTTTCATTTTGTTCTTTCATATATCTATCTAAATTTTTTTGAGCGTCATCTGCTTTTTTATAATAACCTAATTCTTTTAAGTCCTCTATTTCTTCTTTTGCTTTTACAAAATATTTATCAAATTTTTGCCCTGCAACATTTAACTTATAAATATTATCAAAAGTTCTTGCATCTATGCCCATTGACTCAGCAGTTTTTTTTAATCCTTTCATATATTCGTTATTACTTTTATACGCCCCAAATGATGCATTTTTTAAAGCTAGTTCTTGTGCTTCTTTTTCAGGCATTCCTTTTGAAAGCATATTTTGTTTATCTATATAATAAAATATTGCATCTGGAATACCAAAGTATTTACCAGCAATTCTAATTCCTTTACCTACTCCTCTGCCAACGCCCTCTAATAATTCTCTTTGAATAAAACCTGCTTCTGATTTTGGTATTTTAAAAAATTTTAATATTTCTTCGGGCGCTTGCATAGATTCTAAAGTTTTTGTAATTTTTGGAAAAGTTCTTTGTCCTGGTTTTCCCGTAACTGCAACAGTCTCATCAGCTCCTACATAACCAACATTTGGTAGTTTAACTCTAATGTTTTTTTCTTTTAAATAATTATCTAAAAATTTTACAGACTCGGGTTTAATTCCTTTACTAAAAGCTTTCGCTACTTGAGCTTGAATAAAAGCAGAATTAAATTGACCTGGTGTTATATTTACATTGACAGGATATCTTAAATTTTTTCCACCCTCTGCTACAGGTTTAATATCAAACAAATCGTATATTTTTCCTTCACTTGCTTTTTTCTTATAATAATCATCGGACATTACTCTGCTATAAAACTTACCATCTTTGTCCATTCGCATAGCCATCATAGCTTTTATATTTTTTCCAAATTCTGTATTATTAATAGCGTCGGGTTTGTTTTTAAAATATTTATTAATTTCTTTTTTGCCTTTTTTAATTTGTTCTAGATCTGCTTTATCTTGTTTACTTTGAAATTTTTCTGATTCTTTTATTTTTTTAGCTCTTTTTACGTAAGAAGGATCTTGACCTTCTGGGACAGCTCTTACCTCTCCTGATCTAAGACCTGCTAATCTACCTGCCTCTTGTTTAGTTGTACGTTTTGCATAATCAACACCCTCGGTTAAATATTTTTGTATAGTTTCTGATTTACCTCCAACTGCTTTCATAATTTGTTGTTGAGTTGGTAGCTGACCATTATTATCTAATTTAAATTTTTCTACAAAGTCTTTTAATTTTTTAGTTGCTTTTAACTTTTTAGTTTCTGCTGCTTTAGGAGCATAAAATTTACTTTTAACAGGTCCAGCTTTCTCAAACCCGATCCGTCCACCCTGAGCCATGGCGCTTGGTTCATCGTAAACATCACTAAGATCTATAATCTTTTTTAATAGGTCCATTACTCCCCTAACATTCGTGCTATGCCACCGGATGCAAAGTCATCAGCCATGTCTGCAGCAGCATCCGCGTCGGCTTCTGCTTTACCTTGTTCATATTCAGTTCGTAATCTTTTTTTAGTTGGTTTAGTATCTTTAACTGTGCCTGTAGCAAACTTTTCCACTTCAGTAAAATCAGATCCATGATTACCGTATTTTTCAAGAGTTGATTCTTCAAATTTAACATTTTCTGGATGTCCTCCAGTAAATTCTGCTTCTTCAACATTAAATTCTTCTTTAGTTTTTCCACCACCTTTTCCTGATTTAAAATCAGGTTCGATAAGTTCTGCTGCTCTATACTCTAATCTAACCGGTTGACCATAATGACCATCTGCAAAGCCGTGTTTACCCGTTCCAATATCAACGGCAACATCTCCAGTATCTAATTGCTGTGTTACATACACATCGGTTTGTGAATTAGGAAGTTTAGTTTTATGAACAATAACTCTTTCTGCTCCTGATTCAACTTCTGTTCCTTCTCTAATAACTTTATTTACAAGGGGTTTGAACCATGATGGCATGCCATCAGCTCCTTCTTTAATTGGAACTTGTATTAAGTCTTTTTTAGCACCACCTTTTAATAAACCAAATAATCCTGTTTTAGCAGCGCCGATTCCTGCAGCTCCTGCACCTATCGCTTGTAGAAATAATCTTCTTGCTTTATCAATCCCACCAAGTTTAAATCCAGTTCTTTCGCCCAACATGCCTGCAACACCGCCGTATGCTTTTGGTTCAACTGGTTTTATATTTTGATCTATACTTTTTAAAAGATTTATATTTTGATCTATACTTTTTAAAATTTTAGTTGAATCTTTTTGATCTAAAGTATGAAACATTCCTTTTCTATTAATAATGTCTTTTGCTATTTGTAATTGTTCGTCTTTACTTGCATTTTGCACTTTAGCTAAAGTTTCATTTACGAATTTATAATATACTCGATCAGCATTTGCCATGAAATCAGCAACAAATTTGTCTTCATCAATAGTTTTAGCAGTTTGAGCTTTTTTATTAATGCTTGTTATACCGGCACTTTTTCCTGTAGTAGGTCCTGGTGTTTTAAAGTCCGTAATTCTATCTTTTGGAAATTGAATAACTTTTCCTTTTCCTGCTTGTCCAGCTGCTTTGAATTTAAGCTGTAACATTTCTATGGCATTAGGGTTTCTGCCAGTTCTTTGAATAAATTGTTGTAATAGAATTTTTAACATTATTTTTTAGGTTTATATTTTTTAGTACCATAATTAGTCATAACATTATGATAATGATCTATTTGTTTTGGACCCGCTTTACCTGTTGTACTTTTTTTAATTTGTTCATTCATAGACTTAATTATTTTATCTTTAACACCTGTTTTGTCTAGAACATGTATATTGGCAAAATGTTTTTCAGCCTCATTCATATTTTTATCTTTAACTAATTTACTTTGCGTATCCTTATATTTAATTTTAATTCCTAACTTTCCTTTAAATTTTTTACCACCACCTTTAATTATGGCACCCATTCCTTTAGTTAATAATGTCATTAATAATAACTCCTTTTAGTTTTCTCTGCCTTTGCATCTACGTAATCTTCAGGGTGACCGACCAGACCGCCCTGTCTGAATCGCATAATGGCTTGGGTCGTAGAGTCCACCAAGTCATCGTGATCGCCATAGGGGAATGCCGCGCACTCCTCAATGACTTCCTCAGCAAATTTTTGCTCAGGACACCATATCATACCAGATTCGAACAAAGGTGCAACCGCATTTACACGTGCGTGCTTATCGTTGCCTTTGGAGGGCGTGAAGTTGACAACTGGTATATCCATCTTCCTAAGCTCATAAGTCAAAGGCAAACCAGATGCTTTAGCCTCTACAATAACCGTTTCTGGTTTCCAATACTCATATTGTTGAAGGGCCAGTCTTCTTAATTCTGGAAACTCATATCTACCTTTTATAGCATCGAGTAAAATTAAATTAGCTGCTGAGTCTTCATCAGGATAAAATATACCCCATGTCGTAATAGCACTGTAATCGGCTGTTTCTTTTTTAAGAAAAGCTGTGTCATAACTCTGTATGACATGATGAAGTTTAGGTATATTCTCACCTTCATATTTTCTCCACCACTCTCTTTTAAGTATTGCCCCTTCTTCTGCTGTTGGATTTTGCATCCATTGAGCATTCCATTTAGCAACGGGTAGTGTTGCTTTTACTTTTTCTAATTCATCTAACTTCCAATACTCAGGCCAGACGGGAACTTGTTTTGATCCGTGGTCCATGATCGCCGGAAATTCGACCACGTCCCATTGATCCGCTTTCGCCTCACCTTGGTTCCTGATTAACATTCCTGTTAAATCTTTTGTTGACCAACGTGTCATAACTAAAATAATTTTTCCACCAGGTTGCAAACGTTGTCGTGGTCCTGATGTATACCACTCATAAGCAGACTCCATAGCATTAGGAGAAAGTGCATCTTGCTCCGAGTGCGGGTCGTCAATGATTAATAAGTCAGCACCCCGTCCGGTGATTGCACCGCCGACACCAGCTGCAAAATACTCACCACCTTGTGCTGTTTCCCACCTACCAGCGGCTTTGCTATCTTCTTGTAAACTTGTTTTAAAAATTTTAGAATAATCTTCCGAGTCAATTAGGTGCTTGGCTTTACGACCAAACCTAACGGCTAATTCTCCTGTGTGAGTTGCTTGAATGATCTTTAATTTTGGCTCACGGCCCACCATCCAAGCCGGAAGTAAGTATGAGGCAAACTCCGACTTAGTGTGTCTTGGGGGCATGTTAACAATTAAACGATTAATTTTACCTGTAGCAAGATCATTAAATTTTTTTGCAATGTGCCTGTGATGGGACCCCTCTATAAAATCGGGCCATACACATTTAACAAAGGATAAAAAGTCTTCTTTAGCTTTATTTTGAATTCTTTTTTCTGCATGCATAACTCGCAATCTTTTAAATGTCTTTCTAACGTCTGCCGGAAGTTTACTAATGTCTACTTTATTTAAATTCATATAAAAATTTTATAAAATTTTTGCACCCTTATAAGATGTTCAAAATGTTTTTAACAGGATTAACAGTCTAAATCAAGCAATACAACCTGAAGTAGTGGGACCCCTTTATTAAAAAAAGGGGGGTGGGGTACAACTTGTAATTGATTATTGAGATTGGGTTAGGATCCGCTTAGAATTGTGGCGCGCGAGCGCCACAACCTATGGTTGACGATTAGTCTAGCAAGACCATGTATGCTTTGGCGTTGTGCTGCCTAAACCAATGTAAATCTTTATTTACTTTGTCCCATAGTTTAGATGCACCGTCGAAGCCTGCGGTCTTATCTTCTATTGTTGCGGCTAACTCATTGATGAAGATTGCATCATGTTTGTTAGCTTCTTCTTTAGTTAGCATGACAGATTCACCATTGAATCTGTTACGCCTTTCTTCTGTTCTGTTGTCTATGTTTGTTTTCATATTAAATATCCTATACTATCCTTTAATCATTGTCAACTAATTTAATGTATGTTCTTGTTGCCATATATGGTACGCGTTGTGGTCTATCATCAATGTTTGAGCCATAATCCCAACGAGTACTATCATATTTTTCTTTTATAACTTTGATCGGTGTTTCAAGAGCCTCGCGCCTTGGCGCTAGTGCAACTATTCTATCTCTATGCTGATTTACAAAATCCATTAAACAAGATTGATTACAAAAATAAGCATATATACTTTGTCTAATATATTCAGTACCAAGTTTTATTTTAATAGTTCTTAATACTTTATTATCGCCTGAGCCTCGCACTCTTGATTGTGTTTGTTGAGTATGGCAATCAGGACCATGGCACCAATTATAATTACTCATTTTCTTCCCTCAACTCTCCAATACATTTAGCATGGCTTTCTAAAACTTTTTCAAGTTTAGAAATCCTTTGTTCTAACTTGTCCAAGATTTTATGGTGTTGATATATTCTGTCTTTATTTTGTGCATGTAGTAAATCGTGGCTATCGTCTAACTGTGTCATTAAAATCTCACTTTCCAAGATGTAGTCGCATTTCTAAAGTTATCTGCCTCAATATCAAAGTAAGTGAATATTGCTTTTCCTTTTGCTGATGTCCAATATCTACAACCCTCAACCCATTTACCTAAACGGGTGATATGTTTTTTATCCTTATTAGAGTAGTAAGTTATTGTAAATTGTTTGTCGTTTTCCATTGTCTTTATCCTTTCTAATTAATGACCTATCCTACCATAAGTAGGATAGGTTTGTCAATAGCTTAATTTGCAACTTCTGATTGTTGATCGTATAATAACCTTTCTGCTATTTTTTCTGCTCTTGTTTTCTCTCTCTTGTTCTTCATTCCTTTTATTCTATCAGCTAGATTTTTAGGATTATAGATTACAAGTCCAGTAGAGTTAGTTCTAACTATTTCTGCATCAGTAATATTTAAACCAAGTTCTGTTGCAAGTTCTATTGCTTCATCTAAATATTTATATCCTTTTAAACCAACTTTAATTTCTTTCATTTGATCTAAAACAGATTTAATCCATTTTTGATGTGCCATAACAAATTGTCCTTTTTGTCGTTTCCAATCAATCAAGAACATATATTCATCTTCGGAACATGCAATAGACCTATCTCTACAATAGTTTCTACCAATTAAATCTAATTGGTATTTATCATTCCACTCTTTGCCATAACCAGTGTCATCATCACCAAGATATTTATTGTTGTTGTCGCAATATTTTGTTTTGTGTGGGTTGCTATCTTTTCCCTCTTGTTCAATCAAAATATCAGGATTGCAATTATCTTGTGCTTTTAGTTCATCACGAAACAAAGCATAACCATATTCATTATCACTTCTTGAATATGATGAATTGTTATCAACATCTAAACTACCATTTAATCTAAAATCAAAATGGCTTTCTATTGTTGCATCTTCAACTTTGGCATTGTTGTCGTAATCTCTTGTTTCTTTTTTTCCAAGATAATGAAAATGAAAGCA